ATAGAAGGTTTCTTCCAAGACAATAAAGATGAGAGACCAAAAGAGCCTATAAGAGAAGAAGCGTGTAAAGATTGCGATGGGGCTTGTGATAATTGCTTAAAAGAACTACAAGCAGAGCAAGAATTGTTAGAAGCCGTAGCAGCATTAGAAGATGTAGAGTTAGAGTCTTATGGAGGTTATCCAGAGTCTGCAAGTAACAATGCAAAACTTGGAATTAAGAGAAATAAAGAGTTAGGAAACAAGTGTGCAACTCAAGTAGGAAAAGTAAGAGCGCAACAACTTGCAAGAGGCGAGAAGTTTACTAAACCAACACTAAAAAGAATTTATTCATACCTCAGCAGAGCAGAGGCTTATTATGATGCAAGCAAGCCAGAGGCTTGTGGTACTATTTCATACTTATTATGGGGTGGAAAGAGTATGAAGAATTGGGTAGAGTCTAAATTGAGAGGTTTAGACGAGTTAGCAGAAGTAAAGGATGGGGAAGTGGTCAAGTCTCCCAAAGCACCTAAGTCAGATACCCCTAATAAGAATCCGAAAGGCAAAGGAACAGCTAAGGGAGATGCTTCCACATCAAGAGGAGCCAAAGTATCGCAAAAAGATGCAAAGGCCTTGCAAAAAAAAGCAGACGAGTTCAATGAGAAGTACAAAGCTAAATTAGGCTACGGCCTTACAGTTGGTATGCTAAAGAGTGTATTCCAAAGAGGGTTAGGTGCATTTAACACTTCACACTCTCCTAATGTAAAAAGTGCTTCCCAATGGGCGCACGCAAGGGTGAATGCATTTATGTATTTAGTAAAGAACGGAAAGCCACAAAACGCTAAGTACACTACAGATTATGATTTATTACCAAAGAAACATCCAAAGTCAAGTAAGAAGTGAAATATAATCCAAGTAGAACAAGCCCAAGAGAAGGTAGAAGAGGATGTTTGTGTCAAGATGGAACTTACAGTAGAAAATGTTGTAAGGGTAATATGATAAATCAAGGAATAGGAAACATTACCAAATCTACAAACTACCTTTTAACAGAGGACAGCGACAGAATAAACACAGAGGATAATAATAGAATTATATTATAATGGCAGATAAAAAGATAAGTCAGTTAACTTCAGCAACAGCCCTCACAGGGGCTGAGAAAGTTGCTTTAGTACAAAGTAGTACCACGAAGCAAGCAAGCATATATGACATTAAGAATTACTTAATAGCTACAAGCATTACAGCACAAGCAACTGTAAACATAGATTTAGGTAATTCTACTTATGACAATGCATTCTTGATTAAACTAACTTGGTCTGGAGCGACAGGAACAGCTACTTACACGCTACCTGACGCTACTGAGAATACCAATAGAATTATAAGGTTTATTTCTGATACTACTTTTGAGACAAACACAAGGGTTGACTTAACTCCAAAATCAGGACAAACATTAGATGGTTCTGCAAGTGCATATCAAATCAATAAAGAGTACGAAGGTATTGCGATTTGGTCTGATGGAACCGAGTGGTTTGTTATTCAGAAAAAGGCTTAAAATACAACAGACGAATTTTAATTAGTTATCAATATATAAATTATTTTATGAAAGCAAGTGAAATTGTAGAAAAACTGAAAAATGTGCTTCTCTCTTCTGAGGCAGAGGAAGTAGAAGTAAATGAACCTACTGAATTAGGGGCTGACTACGAAGAGAAAAGAATGGAAGAAGAGGAAGAAGGAGATGTTAAGGATGAGGTAAACATGATGGAGGGTTATGTCACTAAGGATGAATTTGATGAGAAAATGGCTGAAATGAAAGCCATGTACGACAAGTTGATGGAGAAAATGGCAACTGACGAGGAGATGGAAAAAGAAGTTCCTGAAGAGTTATCTGAAGAACCTCAGCAAGAGGTTGAGGAGCAAAAGGAAGAACTATCTGCTCAAGAACCTGCTGTAGAACCTATCGCTCACAATCCTGAAGTTAATGTTGACAAAAAGCAAAACATCAAGTTGGCACAAGGAAAAATGAGGGGAACACAAGACATTGTATTTAATAAACTATTCAACAAATAAAAAATGGCTACAAATTTATCGTCTGCCGAGCAGACAAGAGTAAAAAAGACGAGAACTATAAACTCAGACACTACACTTGAGGCTTCAGATAGTGGTAAAGTAATTTTCATTACTGAGCCTGCTGATGCGAATCAAGTAATTACATTACCTACAGAAAGAGCAGGACTAAACTTTAAGTTTGTTTGCTCAGTAGATTTGACAAACACAATCACTATTGACTCGCCAACAGATGCTAACATCTTTGGAGAGATTGTAGTTAATGGAGCAAGTGTACCTGCAAAAGATGAGGATAACATCAAATTCGTTGGCGCTGCTGCTGACCAAGGAGATTATGTTCAATTTGAATGTGATGGTACTAATTGGTATGTAACAGGAGCAGGTGATGCTTCAGGTTCAATTACAGCTAACACTTAATAAATAAAAAGTAAATTAAATAGAAAATGGCAACAACTAATAGTATAACTACTACTTACGCAGGAGAATTTGCAGGGGAATATATTGCTGCTGCTCTCACTAGCGGAAAAACTTTAAATGATGGCGCAATCGCTATCAAACCTAATGTTAAATTCAAAGAAGTATTAAAGAATGTATCTCTAACAGATGCAATCAAAGATGCTACTTGTGACTTTGACCCTACTTCAACAGTTACTTTGACTGAGCGAGTATTACAACCAAAAGAGTTGCAAGTAAATATGCAGCTTTGTAAATCTGACTATAGGAGCGACTGGGAGGCAATTTCTATGGGTTATTCTGCTCACGATAATCTACCTCCAAAGTTCTCTGACTTCATTATTGGTCATGTTTCAGCTAAAGTTGCTGAGGCTGTAGAGAACAACATTTGGCAAGGTGATGATGATGGTTCAGGTTCTCACACTTTGTTTGATGGATTTGAGCAATTAATCTCTTCATCTGCTTTATCAGGAGTTGGTTCTTCTACTGTAGATTCTGGGAATGTAATTACTTTCTTAGGTAAAGTTGTAGATAACATCCCAACTGCTGTTTACGGACAAGAAGACTTAACAATCTATACTCCTAACAATGTTTACCAAGCGTATGTAAGAGCATTAGGTGGATTTGCTTCTAATGTAGGTGCAGCGGGTATTGACAACAAGGGTACTACTTTCTACGGAATGAACGAAGGTCTTACTTTTGATGGTATTAAACTACAGAGATGTCCAGGAATGTCATCTAACAGAGCGGTTGCTGCTCAGGCATCTAACTTATACTTCGGTACAGGATTATTAGCTGACCACAACGAGGTTAAGTTAATTGATATGGCTGACATTGATGGTTCACAAAATGTTAGATTAGTGATGCGCTTCACAGCAGGTACTCAAGTAGGAGTATTAGCAGATGCTAAGCACTTTACTGCTACAACTTAATAGAAACCAATTTATAAACCATAAGGGTAGGTGAGCCTTGAGCCTACCTACCCTTTTTTAATATAAAAAATATATGTCTTGTACAATTTCAGATGGAAGAGATGAGCCTTGTAAAGATGTCGTTGGGGGGATAAAGAATGTATATATGCTTTCTTTCAAAGACGCAGGTCTTTCCCCTACAAGAGCATCTGGCGAGGAAGAGATAACAGACTTTGGAGCCGATGATACTTGGTATAAGTATGAGGTAAAAGGAGCATCTTCTTTCACACAAAATATTCAGTCTAATAGAGACAACGGAACTACATTTTTTGAGCAAGTTGTAGAACTTACATTCAAGAAATTAACCTATCAAGACCACGATAGGATATATAATATTGCAGCAGGTAGACCTCATATAGCTATTGAGGATTATAATGGCAATTACTTTTTGGTAGGAGAAGAGCATGGCTGTGATGCAACAGGAGGAACTATTGTTTCAGGTGCAGCTATGGGCGATTTAACAGGATACACACTTACTTTGACAGGAATGGAAAGAAGACCTGCCAACTTTGTTACAGGTAGTGGAATAACTAAAATAACATCATAATTATGGCTTGTACGATAGGCTCAGGAAGAACAGAACCTTGTAAGGATGTTGTTGGTGGATTAAAAAATGTATATATCATAAACTTTGAGGCATCAAATTACGCTGTAACAGAAAACAGTACAGATACTGCTGCCAATATGAGTGTTCCTAGAATTTCAGAAGTAGGTAGTGCATCTAATGTACAGTCCTACAGATTTCAATTAAAAGGTAATTCATCATACACAGAGAACTTACAGGCTTCAAGAGAGAACGGAACTTTAGCATTTGAGCAAGTGTTAGAGTTGCAATTAAAGAAACTAACCAAGGAATCTCACAAAGAGATTAAAGCACTTTCATTTGGTAGACCTCACATTATTGTAGAGGACTATAATGGAAACTTATTCTTAGCAGGAAGAGAGCATGGAATGGAAGTTACAGGTGGCACAATAGTCACAGGAACTGCTATGTCAGATATGAGTGGTTACACTTTAACATTCACAGGAATGGAAAGAAAGCCTGCTCAGTTATTAGATGATACTTTAACTAACTGCAATGTTCTTGTAGATAGTTCAGATGCGGATACAGACTTAGACCCATAGGATTGAATCTTTAATATTAAAGGGGGCTATATGCCCCTTTTTTTATTTAAAACAAAAATGACCTAACTTAGTTATCTTAATGATGATAAAATTAAGACCCATAACAGGAGAACAAACTTTCTCTATTATACCTTCCTTTTTTAACACGACTACATTAGGTTCTGCTAGTGTTGTATTGAGAGAAACAGGAACAAATCAAACAGATGGTTCTGCTACTTTTTCCGTAGCTTTATCATCTAATGAAAACTTCATTGAGTTTAGTTTAACACCTTCAATAACTTTTAAGGAAGGGCAGATATATTCTTTTGAATTAAAGTCTGCATCAGAGGTGTATTATAGGGATTTAATTTACATTACAGCAAATGTTAATAAGAATGAGGTTTTCACATTACCAGACAATTATACGCAGTATGATGATGGTGATGATAAATATGTAGTATTATGATAGAAGACAAGTATAAAAACAATTTAAAGGTTGTAAATCTTAGTGGTTATCAATCTCCTGAAGTAGTTGAGGTACACAACAAAGAGTGGGTATTATATTTATGTGGAGATGACAACCAAGACTACTTTGAAAGTCTTATAGAAAAATATTTAGGAAGCCCAACCAATGCGAGATGTATCAATGGTATTTCTGATATGATTTATGGTAGAGGATTAGATGCTACCGATAGCACAGAAAGACCAGAGATGTATGCAAAAATGAAGTTATTGTTTCAGCCTAGAGAAATAAGAAGGTTGGTCAATGATTACAAATTGTTAGGTCAAGGTGCTTTACAGCTTGTGTACAACAAAAACAAGACTGCTATTGTAAAGGTGCTTCACTTTCCTATGGAGACGCTAAGAGCAGAGAAGGCTACTGATGGTAGAATTAAAGCATATTACTATCATCCAAAGTGGTCAGAAATGAAAAGAAATGAAAAGCCAAAGAGAATACCGACTTTTGGCAATGGCACAAAATCAGAGCAAATAGAATTATTTGTAATTAAGCCATACAAATCGGGCTTCTATTATTACTCTCCAACAGACTACAATGGATGTTTACAATATTGTGAGTTGGAAGAGGAAGTAGCAAACTATCATATAAACAACATTCAGCAAGGTCTTCAACCTTCCTTAATGGTGAATTTCAAT